CCGTCATTTCCTCGTCCTGTCCGAACCAAGAATTACGTTGTTGCCATGTCAGAAGTTTTTCATCTCTGGCTGGTGGAGTTTGGTACTCTTGTTGTCTTTGTACCACAAGATTATCATCTTGTAAAGGAGGAAGTTTAAATTTTTCAAATCTTTCTATTTCTAGTTGCGCTTTCGTCAATTCTTCCTGCGCATCCATCATTTTGTCAGAGTCTCCCGCTTCGTACGCTTCTTTGTACGATTGTTTAGCAGACTTGAGTTGCGCTTTAGCAGAATCTTTCTTAGCTTCCTTGTACTCTTCTTCACCATTAGTAAGCATCTGCTTGATGCGCTGGTTTTCAGAATATAGACGTTGTGCGGCTTCTACTGCGGCTCTACTTTCTCTTTCAGCAGCTTCAGCACGGCGACGCTCATCATTCCAAACCCGCTTCATCTTAATAAGTTTGTCTTTAGCGTCCTTACTATATTTATCTAAATCATCTACATCAACCTCTAACTGCCTTACTTTCTCAGGGTCAGCAGGTTTACGGTTACGATCTTCTTCAGGAACATCATCTTCAATCTCAATATCTATTTCAAAATCATCTACGGGTTTACCCTTAGTTTCTATTTCATCAGGGAATTTAAATTCTTCTTTTTCAAAATCAGCCATGTCCGGCCTCCTTACATAAATTTACGAGAAATTCCACGGGGGTCTTGTACAACAGCCTCCACAGAATCGTCATTGATAATACGAAATTCCCGGTCATGAATAATCAAGCGGGTACCTGCATTGGGTCTTACTAGGATAAAATCACCTTTCGTACACCACGGTCCAGTAGGAAAACGCTCTTTGTCAGCGTAACAGTCTGGCCCCATTTCTATTACAAACAGCACGGTTGTTAGAATTTCGTCATGTCTAATAATTCCATCAGATTTTTCAATCATAGAACCATCAAAATTCTTTTCCGCTTCTGGTATTGCACAAAGGATTCTGTAACCTGAAGGTTTTGGCAGTTGTTTTGCCTTTTCTTCGTTCCTTTGATTCATTACTGCCTGTAAATCAACTGCTTGATTAAGGTTTAATTCACTCATTGTCCGAGTTCTCCTCTTTCTGTTTTCTTCTTTCGAGGTCTTCTATTATTCCGCATGCAGCCTCGATACCTCGAATCTGACCACACACGTATCTGTATTCTTCTATTGTTGGAATGTTACCTTGCGCTAGTCCGCTCGTTAGGTATGCTATACGGTCTGTATATTCCTTCAATAAATATTCTATTTCACTCATTTTTCTCCTTTAGATTGGGGGTTTTCATGTTTAAGTATCTCTAAAGCGTTGTCTCGCTTTTGGACATTATTTTCATGATGTTGGTCGGCTATCTTATGAACTAAATCTACGCCCATTTTTAGCTTATTTTCTTCCATATTAGCTTTAGCTTTTAGAGTATCCATCGCTGTTTGAGCACCTATACGCTTACGCTCAAGATCTAACTTTTCTTTCTCTAAGGCAATATCAGCTACATCTTTATCGGTTTTACGTTTCTGTTCAGCGACTTTAAGTTGTAATTCTTGTTGCTGCATCTGAACAATCGGGTCTTTAGCCATCTGTTGAGCTTGTTGTTGAGCCGTTTGTGCTTGGTTTTGCTGTAATAAACGCTGTGCAGCTTGTGCAAGTAACGGTGCCAACTTAGCCTCAAGATTAATGTCAATCTCAGCATCTTCACCAGACTCATCTTTCTGTGGAGGTAAGGTAAACCCTAGCTGTTGTTCGACCTGAACTCTATACTCAAACCCTAAGTGCTCATTAATATGTGCCATCATTGCAGCTTGTAGTTGCTGTGCCATTGGGTTGTTTTGCAATAACTGCATAATTTTTGGGTCCTGCATAGCAGTCATGTGCACAGTAATATGCGCTTGATGGTCTTGGTAGGCAAACGCTTTTACCGGTTTCATCATTAACACACTCTGATTTTCAGTAACAGGGTCTTGTGGTTTCTGGTCTTCGGGCATCGGTATAAGTTTTGCTGCGTTTTTAATACCTAATACATCTAACATCTGACGATGTAAGAGCGGCATGTTATACATCTGTGGAGCAGATTGAGCCAATTGAAGAACTGCTTGATACTGTACAATCTTTTGCGCCATTGTTGAGGCATTAGGGTCTGAAACAGGAATAACATCAACATTGTCATAATCAGACTTCTTCGCACGACGGGAACCTTCTGAAGGTTCATAGCTATATTCTTCTGGTGTATCTTCAGCAATAATATGTTTTAATAACTTTAACTCTTGCTTAAGGGAGAAGTGTATTCTAGCTTGGACTGCGGACATAACCTTAAGTGTACGTTCCAAGATAGCCAAAGTAGTTCCGACAGGGGCGGCTGCCGACATGTCTGATACTTGTAAATCTGCTGTGTTTGCAAAGCGTCTTCCTTCCTCAACAATTTGATTTAACAATAACATCAATACTTGGCTTGGCTCCTTGTACGGGAGCGGCATGATGTTATCTTTCATCGCACCACTTGGTACATCTACATCTCTAAACTCTCCAGGAGCTATTGGTGTGTCGTCGCCTTTGACTCGCAAACCACGTGTCTTGAAACCACCAGGCAAGTTGGATAATGTTCCTGCATCCACGAGTTGCCGAATAATACTAGTACCAGACTTAGCATAAGCGCCGATAAGGTGAATGAGGCCAAAACAATAAAAACCAAAACCCGGAATGTATCCATAATGGACAAAATGTTGACGTTTTTGATGAGTCTTATCATCCGGTTCCCAATTTCTTCTAATCGCAAGAACATTTGAAGTTCCTTTCTCTATCGTGACGATATATGGCAGGGCAATCCCTGTGGGTTCTCCATCCTCGTCTACATCCTCAAATCCTGGCAAGTCTAAATCAACATGCATTTCGAGGATTTTATATCTATTATCTGTAGTAGCTTTGAAACCTAACTTCTCAGCTATACGCTTCTCAACTTCATCTAATGAGTTAGTCGGATCACCTAAGTCAATATCTCTATAGAACCCATTAACCTGTAAGATCCTAAGCTCATTTTCCGTTTTGCGCATTACATGCGTCATACGTGGGGCAGACGCTAAATCTGATGCCCCGTATGGAACTACCATATCTTCCGCCGGTACAAACATCGCTACTTGTCTATTTAAACCTGGGTCAAAATAAACTTTCTTAAATGCATTACCTGCTAAACCTACTCCCCATAACATACGCTCTGTTTCTGGGCGATACTCAGGCATCTCTTCTGTTAGCTGATAGTTCATATCATCTTGAACACGCTCAGCGGCTTTTTTCTTTTCAGGAGTTTCTTTACCAATGATTAATGTCTTAACAGGCCCCGATGCAGGGAATATTGACATCATTGTTTCTGCTTGGAACTTTACCAAAGCTTCACTTAATAGCGGGTGATACACACCGCATGCGCCTTCCCATGGCTCAGAACGTTCTTCTATCTTGAGTCCTAATAACTCTAAGCCGTCTACATAAGTCTGTATCCAGTCTTTACGAGAGCCAACGTCATCTTCAAAGTCACCAATTAAATCGGAGGCAATTAATGTTAGTTCACCCTCATCTACATAATCTGCAAGGTTGGCACCGAAGGGAACTTCCCCATCTTCTTCATCGCCCGGTTCTAATATAACTTCTAAACCACCTATTCCAATCTTTACAGATTCTGGGTCCTCGATCTCAATCTCAATGGGTTGCTCTTGGTCTGCAGCATCATCTATGCCCATCGGTGCTTGGTACAACGCTTTATCTATCGCCATATTATTTCCTTTTTAAACGCTTCAAGTTCTTCTGGGGTAGGCGGTTCTGCTTTACCCATACTTTTAACAATCTCTATCTGTTCTTGCAAATATTTTTTAGCCTTTTTACCTTGTTTGTAATAATATATCCAACGTTTTACCATTTTTAACATTAATAGTATCCCTTAGTCTTTTTAGACTTAAACCATGATATTTCATCTAGTTCATCTGACGGCAATCTAATAAACCCGCCCTGTCTAAATCTCATTAATGCCATTGTAGTTGAATCCACCAAGTCATCATGACTCATAAACGGGAATCCTGCAATCTCTTCTACTACTTCTTCCGCAAATCTTGTTTCCGGAACCCAACACAATCCTGACCTTACAATATCCGCCACACTATTAAGCCTAGCAAGCTTATCCCCAGACCCACGATGAGGCGTATACTCTTGTGCGGGTATTCCGGTTCTACGTAACTCTTGGTAAAGCGCTGTTCCCGCACTCTTTTTCTCCACGATGAACGCATCGGGCTCCCATTCTTTCCATTCATTTAGCGCCATCTCCTTTAATTCTGGAAACTCCACTCGTTTCTTAATACTGTTGAGTAATATAATATTGTGTCTATTCTGCTCTTTTTCTTCGTTAAAGAACACCCCCCACGTGGTGAGCGCAGTAAAGTCTGCACGGTTATGTGTTTCTGCCGCAGCGTCTAATGACATAATTATATATTCGCACTCGGGCGGGGTTTCATGTTTCCATATGTTCCACCATTCCCGTTTAACAACCGAGGCTTCTTCTGCTGTGGGATTCTGTTGATACTGAGCGTTCCACTGGAACACCGGCATAGATGCTTTTGTTCTTTTTAATGCCTCTAACGTATACTGCTCAGGCCAAAGCGCTCGCTCTTCATTACTGTTCTCATTAAATATAGCTGGGAACTCTACTCGCTCATACTGGTCAGACCCTTCGTTCTGCACCATATCCCGTATAACTTTACCGGTCAAGTCATCTTGGTGCCAACGAGTTTGAATAATTGCCACACGACCATTAGGCATAAGGCGAGTACGAGCACCGTAAGTAAACCATTCGTAAGCTTTTTCGAAAACATCGAAGTTCCCGTTAATAATGTCTTGCTCATTGTGTGGGTCGTCAACCAACAATAAATCTGCTCCACGACCAGCCAAGGCAGAACCCACGCCGCAAGCAAAATACTCGCCCCCAACGTTAGTGTTCCAACGACCAGCAGACTTGTTATCTTGAGCCAAAGAGACTGTTGGGAAAATCTGTTTATATGCAGGTGTATCAATTAAGTTCCTCACTTTCCGTCCAAAGTCTACCGCTAAATCTGTGGTGTGTGACACCATAAGTACCTTTTTATCAGGGTGTCTACCCAAAAACCATGCTGGAAAATAGATGGAAACTAGCTGAGATTTGCCGTGACGAGGGGGAATATTGACACAAATACGGTCTTTTTTACCATTCGCTATGTCCATTAACTCGTTTGCCAAGATGCGGTGGTGCTTCCCAACCTTGTAATCAGGCATCATTTTGCAGCAAAAATCAATCAAATCATCATAACAAGCCTTGCAAGACCTACGATTCTCGAGTTCATCAAGCACAAATTCAAGCTCTTCTACCTCAGATTCATCAAAAATATTCGCATTATTGGCTAAATTAGTCGCTAAAAACGCTAATTCGGTGTCCGTAAGAGACTTTAGAGGATCACTTGTCGGTAGTAGCACTTATTTGTTCCTCTTCAAACCCTATTTCTGCGTCAATATCTACTGTATTACCGTTAACTTCTATTACTTTAGCGTCTATTATGCCTTGTGGGTACATTAGTTTCTGTATTTTTGCACGTACAGAGTCAACTAAGTCTTGTGTAGACCTATTAGTAATAGTAACTTCTGATTTTTCCACAAATAATCCAACGTCACTGATTTTTCCAAGCAGTTCCAAAGCCCGTAAGCGGGTACGATCGTCTTCTGAGTCACTATCTATGATTAATTTGTTTGTTACTAATAGACGAATCTGCAGGGCATTATCAACTACACGAGTAGAAAACTCATTTAGTATGCTTTTTACTTGATGGTATGTGGCAGGTTTTAAGTCTTGCTTAGCTAACTTCTTGTTTGCTTTTTCTTCTTCAGACGCTACTGTATAAACAACTTTTTCTGCTGCTTCTTGGTCTTCTGCGGTGGGCTCCATGTCTAAACCAAGGAATTCTGCACTTGCGCAGGCAGCCATAGCTTTCTCCCTAAAATCTTTTAGAGGGATATTATCCATAGGCATTTGTATTGCCAAGTCTGGCTCTACGTGTAGTTGCATCTAGTCTAGTCCGACGTGATGAAGATGTTAAGAGTATACCTAATTTTGAAAAAATTGCATATAAAATTTTTTGGGTTAGGTACTTAAATAAAGTGACGGGGGGTATTTTGCATAGATAAACATAGTCAAAGTGGGAAAAAAATAAATTACGGGGCCTCCAACAATTTTATTTTATATATAAATCAAGGGCTTACAAAGTGGAAAGGCAGCGTACTTAATGCCGATTTTTGTATTGTACTTACCATGCTAGCAACAATCTTAATAAAATCAATGACTTATGTAAATATTTAGTATCTTAAATGCTTTTTGTCATATTTGAAAAGTTGGACTCTTAGCGTGTGAAATAGTATATATAGTACCGTGGATGGAACCATCTCTAAAAATTGGGGGGTGGGTGTCGCTAAAATCGTCTGTAAGCTTACAGATAATAGCTATCAAACTCTATTAAAGATTGACATCTTATAGGTTATTCTATATAATAGTATTTAATGAATGAGTAAAACGTTATATCTTAATAGCACTCGAATTCATTACTTAATATCTTGAAAGGATATTTATCATGAGTACAGTTAAAAAAGTAGTAAACCCTGTAAACCCTATAGCTAACATTGCAAGCGAGCTTACAGGAAGTAAAGTAATGGCTAACCCTATATTGGTAATCACTAAGGATGAGGCATCTTTAATTACTGAATTTGCACAAGTAGGCGAGGCATCCCGTAATAAGAACAAGCAGTTATCAGAGTTGATGTACGCCAATGGTAAACGCTCATTTCATTTTTGCGGTAAGGATGAAAAAGATACGGACTTAGTTAAGTTCCGTCGTTTAGTAGAATCCTACATTATCAAAGGCTATGATGCTACCGCTCAAAAACTATTAAATGCGTTACCTGATAGTTTAAACCAAACTGATAGTGCGATTAGAAAACTTATCATTAGTGATAAGTTGGATGTCGATTATTCTAATCTCAAAAAAGCTATGGTTAAACTTGAGGAAAACAAGTTATCAGGTAAAACCGAAAAAGCAAAGGCAAAGACTAATGAGCAAATGATTAAGCAACATATCCAAGATGCTATCAATAAAATTGGTAAATCTAAGGGTTATACAGGTATGGCAGATGACTTGGTGGCACTCAAGAAAATGAATGCCTTAAAATTATCGTAATCGGTTGTAAGTTTACGGAAAACCCTGAGAAATCAGGGTTTTTTTTCGCCCTCTTTTTTTGACATTACCCTGTAATTTTACAGGGTATGATACCAGTCACTACAGTAGCATGAAGCATAGGGTCAATCAAACTCATTCGACTCTACGTTACGTGTTTTTATCTTAGTAGCAACGCTTGTTAATATGTCATTCATAAATACTGTGGGTTTTACACCACGTCGTATAGCCTCAATTGATAATATCTTATACGTATCTCTTGAGATACGATACCTACCCATAAACACTTTGTTGTTTTCATTTCTATAATTTGTCATATGTACCTTTACTGTAAATGTACTTGGTTATTAAATGTACTACTAGAACCATTGTACCATATATTCTGTACCAATGTACCAACGTACAAAGATACCAGTCACCTAAGTAGCGTGTAGCATAGGGTTTACCCTGCTATTGTTCCTAACGTAGTTTTGTATTGTACTTGAGAGAGCCTTATAAACAGGGTAGTGTCGGGTCGTACCCACTGTACCGATGATTTTAGTGATTCTGTGAAAATGAAAAACTAAAACTAAAAAAAGTTGCAGTTCTTCTTCTCTCTTTCAAAATGTCGCCACACCCTTTTTTGCAGGTACAGAAAGAACGAAGGTACAAAGCTTATTCTATAAGGCTCTGCAAGGTACAATACTAAGAACAATAGGTACAATATAATAATAAATAGATAAATAATAATAGAATACTAAAGTCTACTAGTCTTTAATGGACTTTGACACCTTAATATGTTAAAATATAGGTATTGGGTGAGAGATTCCTTTGCAGTAACGTAGTTCACTTGCCCATGCTTGCCTGTAAGCTTACAGGTCTTTTAAACAACAAGGAGATTTATATGAGTCAAGTTAAAAAACAGTATCGAGATTGGTGCGAGAAACAAGACAAGCAACCCGAAGATTTCGGTGATGCCGATTGGGCTAAAGAGTTTGAGCAATGGTTAGATGATTTTGCAATTAAGGCAAGGGGTACACATGACGAAGAAAACTAAATATAAAACGTGCAGGGTTTGTGGTGATGACTATGATATTGATAGGTACGATATTGGTTTTAGAACGTGCAAAGATTGTGGTGACATCATAGCCAAGCAACGCAAGTTTACCGTAGCATGTAATAACAAGCAAGGGTACGAACTGATTTACGACCCGAAGGACTTATGTTTTACTAACCCAAAGAGGACTATATGATAACAACTGAACAGATACAAGAACTTAGAAAGATAGTAACGGACGAAGAACTGGAAATTATTATATCGTTCGCAATTAACCCCCATTCAGAAAAGTCACGAGCCATGCGTAATACTAGACCGTTCGTTGAACTAATGATGAAGGTAAGTGATGTATTTAAACAAAAGGGGGATGATGTGCGAGTTAAAGATTTAGGTGGGTTTGATGAGTTGGAAGATGAAGCGAACCAAGAGTTTTATGACTACGAGGATAGGGCTTACCCTAGTGGTGACTCGCCATTGTCTGATGAGCATAGAGCATTGTTTATAACTGCATGGGTATTGGGATTTAATACAAGGAGAAATAAATGAAGAAAGTAACTAAACGTACTACCCCTTACGAGGGCGATGACATCGCTGAGTTTCAACATAACAACAGGACACACCACACATCGTCCCATGCATTTAAAGATGTGGATTATGCGAACTGGTTAGAGAAAGACCCTGAGATGTCAGACATGAAGAAGTTTATAGGTGATTTGTTGTTGTTCTGTGTACCTATTCTTGTAATAGTATCTTATGCAGTCATCTTATTAGTGAGGTATTACTCATGAAACAGAAAACTTTAACCGTCGGTGACTTAGTGCGTATGTACAAGAGGACGTTCTGTGTACTGTGGTTTACAGATACGGATGTAAGCTTACAGTCAATGGACGACGAAAGATGGTTATTAACTGTGCCGAGAACAAAGCTTGGCGGACTGAAGAAGGGGACGTGATATGAATATTAAAAAGAAACTAAAACGTAGGGTAACACCAAAACGACCATGGGTTACAACCCTGTCTTTAACACAAATGATTTTATATTACTTAAATAAGGGGACGTGATATGGGATATAGAAGCGAGGTAGCGTATCGGATAGGATTTACAGACAAGGAAGTTCTTAATGAATACATAGCCTTAGTTATGCTTAAAGGTAATGAGGAAGTCAAGGCTTTACGTGAATGTCAGATTGAGCTACCTGATAACGGTAGCGAGGAGTGCTTCATTAACTTCTATCAACGAGATGTTAAGTGGTATGACTCTTTCCGTGATGTGCAGGCACATACGTGGTTGTATAAGTTTGCGAAAAAACGTTTCCCTGACAACGTGTCGTATAAGTTTTTAAGGGTGGGCGAAGAAACTGGTGACATCGAGGACGACTGCGACGATGAGGTATTTGACTTGCAGGATGACTTCTATACGTACACAAGTATGGAGATTCCGTTTGCCCATGACTACGAACCGATAGGCGATAAGCTAGGTTTGCTTGAACCTATAGAAACTGGACAGTGATGGTAAAGCCTAGTATAATATGTTATATAGTGGTAAAGCGTAGTAAACATTTTTAAACTTAACAGGAGAATCACATGAGTACAAGTAACTTTGGCAGTAAGCTTACAGGAAGTATCCCAAGTATTAGTAGCAGTGCAATGTTAGTCGAACTAAACATATCCTTATGGACAGGTCGTAAGTTTGACAAGTCAGTATCACAGGACATTGATGCACAGAAGCATACGACTACAAGGGCAGGTAATTACCATAAGAACTTAATAGCAGATGAACCGAACTTCCAAGCAGTAAACAAGTTCGGTGGTATGTCAAGAACATATCACTATGAGGTGACTATGCCATGGTCGGACAGCGGACTACGTCTACTAACGACACCGTTGTATTTTGATTATCAGAAAGAGATGACAGGACGTGAGCAGGAGTTTTACAGACTGCGTGATGTAGCGATACACGATTGGGACAATATGATTAACCGAGCAAGGGTAAAACTAGGTGACTTATTCAATGCCGAGGACTACCCACATAAAGATGAGATAGCAGATAAGTATAGGTTCTCAATCCGTTATACCCCTGTGCCTGAAGTAGGGGATTGGCGAGTGGATGTGGGTAATGAGGCAGTAAGAAGTTTACAGGATAGTTATGCTGAGCATTACCAAACTAATTTAAACCAAGCATACAAGAACGTATGGGACAGGACTTACAAGGTGTTGTCGGATATGTCAACGAAGTTAGATGGTAACAACAAGCAGATATTCAGAGATACATTAGTCACTAACGTGCGTGACATGATTGACTTGTTAGATAAATTCAACATAACTAATGATGACAAGATGCGTCGTGCCAAGGTGAAGCTTCAAGACGTTATGCTAGGTATCACACCCGATGCCCTGCGTGAAGATGATGACTTACGTTTAGATACTAAGTCTAAGGTAGATTCTTTACTCAAAGAATTTTCGTGGTAATAGTTGGAAAAGGCTCGTTGGAATAAAGGGGTATACCACCCCTTAAGAAGTTGTGGTGAGTTGTAGCCCTTATAACGGACATTATGTCCACGCAGTTTAAACCTAACAGGAGAATTACATGAAGCAATCAGCAGAGCAGTTATTCGCACAGACACTAGACGAGTGCGTAGATTCAATCGAAGCAACAGGCAGTAAGCTTACAACCTTAGTTCAAGGTCACATGGGTACAGGTAAATCCTCAATCCTTAAGATACTTGCACAAAGATTGCCAACTCATATACCGTGCTACTTTGATTGCACCACTAAAGACTTAGGTGATTTGATGTTGCCGAAAATACTGAGCAGTGATGATGATGCACAGTTCGTACGGTTCGTGCCTAACGAGGAGATGGGGTTACATCATGGCAAGCCTATCATCTTAATGATTGATGAGTTCGGTAAGGCTAACCCGTCGGTCAAGAACGGAATGATGCGTATGATGTTAGAACGTCCCGATATGCACAAGGACTCTATAGTGTTTGCCACTACTAACTTAGGTACAGAGGGTGTCGGTGACTTGTTGATGCCACATCATCGGAATCGTATAACAACTATACGTATGAAGAAGCCAACGGCTATGGAGTGGATAGAAGGGTTTGCTTTCAATGCAGGTATAAACCCTGCACTCATTCTGTGGGTCAAGGAGAATGGCGAGCAACTATTCCAATCGTATGAGGAGATTGAGAAACCTGACGATGACGTAGGTGGTAACCCTTACATCTATCATCCGAAGTCGCAACGTCCTGCGTTTGTAACACCACGTAGTCTTGAACTTGCATCGCATTGGTTGTGGGCTAAGGACAAGTTAAGCCGTAACTCATTGAAGTCTAACCTAATGGGTACTATCGGTGCAAGAGGTGGTGCTGACTTGGAAGCTTACATAGAACTAGTAGACCAACTACCACGTCAAGAAGATATTAAGACGAGTCCATCTACTGCCAAGATACCGGCAACGGCATCGGCTATCGTTATGGTTGTGTATCGGGCATTGGCAACAATGAACAAGGAGTTTATCGACCCATGGATGGAGTATCTCAATCGCTTAGACCCTGAAGCACAAGGCTTGTTCGCTATGCAGGTACGCAACCCGAAGTATGCCAAGCAGTCTATGGTCATGAGCAACGGTAAGTTTACCAAGTGGTGTATGGATAACAACTTTATGTTTACTGCAGATAAGAAGTGAGGACATGATGAAAAAGTGGACAGTATATATAAGTGAAACGTATAGTGGTTACGTTGAGATAGAAGCTGACTCGAAAGATGAAGCACATGAGAGAGCCATTGAGATGTTAAATAG